TACTCGGAAAATTATAACCACTCAAGTGGAATATTTACTCTTAAACCAAATATTACTTTAGAATATATTCAAAAAAATGAGCTTTATTTGCCAAGTAAGGATATGACTAAAGAAGAAATTGGTGAATATGCAAAAACAGTTAGTAAAAGTTTATTTATATGAAAAAGAAAGAATCAATACTTAAAAGGGCAGACGGAATAATCAATAACCGTTCTGAAGAAAAAGAAAGAATGTATGGACCATTTAGTGAAGGAATGGAAAGAGCAGCACAAATTGCAAGTGGCATGACAGGAAAAAATTTCCAAGCTGAAGATATGTATGCAGCATTGGTTGCACTAAAGTTATCAAGACATTCATACAATTATAGAGAAGATAATTTATTAGATGCAGTTGCATATTTAGGTGCATTGGATAACTATGTAAAGGAGAAAAAATAATGGCAAAGAAAAAAATTTATAACCCAACTTATACACGTACAAATGTAAAAGTTTCAATGCAAAATGTATTGTCAAAAACTAATCTATCACTATCAAAATATGATAGAGAATTTATTAATAAAGTTTTAACAGAGTGTGAAGATAACTCAAAGAAAAAAATGGCGAAGTAATATGGCAAATATAGATAATGAATGTAAAGACCTGGAGGTTAATGATTTGTATGGTGATTCAACTACACATCTACATGATATGATGAGTCATCAAAAATATATGCAAGAATATACATACAAATTGGATTTTTCAGAAATGACAATAGCTGAAATCATGAAATTTTGGCATGCAAATACACATGCAATAATTGATGAAATACATGAAATGACAGATGCTCTTGGTGGTATCAAGGATGGTTCTGGAAGTGCAGTTTGGAAATACTGGAAAAAAGACCATAAGAAATATGAAAACATGAAAATTTCAGATTTATCAGAGGGTGATAAGAAAGAATTATATATGGAGTGGGTAGATGTTTTTCACTTCTTTATGAATTATGCAGCATCAATTGGATTAGATGCAAAGACTGCATATAACTATTATTATGCAAAGGCAGAAGAAAATAAGAAAAGACAACATAGAGGATATTAATGCGATTAAGACCTAAAACAATATTTTGTGATATAGACGGCACATTAGTAAAACACATGATGCCAAGTGAAGCAACAAATCCAAACTCAAAAATGGAAGTGTTACCTGGAACGATTGAGAAACTATTGGAATGGGAAAGAAGTGGATACCATGTAATTTTAACAACTGGGCGCAAGCTTTGTATGAAAGACCAAACAATAAAACAACTTGCAGAGGCTGGGATTGTATACGACCAAATAATTATGGGATTTGGAGGTGGTGAAAGAATACTAATTAATGATAGGAAATTAAACTCAGACCATGATACAGCATACGCTATAAATCTCAATAGAGATACAGAAGGAATAAAAGATTTAGATATATGATAATTAGAACAAAAAATAGCAACACAGAGTATCAATACTCAAAGTATAAACCCGGCGATGTGTTTGAAGTAATAAATGATTTTGGTGAATATTATACAGCAAGGTTTATATCAGGTAGTAAAGCAGATGATATATGTGCAGTTAAAAAAATAGATTGTGAACAAGTACATTTAGGTACTTATGAAACAAAAGGTCCATCAACAATGATAACAGATGACTAATATGAATACAACAGTAATAATACCAGCGGCCGGGTTGGCTACAAGAATGAGGCCACTTTCAAGTAACATGTCAAAGGCAATGATACCTGTTTGTGGTAAACCTATTATTTCATATATTATTGATGAACTATTAAAGTATGATAATGTAAATGAAATAATAATAGTCGAAAATAAGCTACATGATATTAGTGACTTTGTTAAATCTACATATTCATTTGTTGATAATACATTTAAGTTTGTTGAACAAAAAAATCCAAAAGGGCCACTCCATGCAATTGAAGTTGGTTGGAAAAAATCAACAAAGAAAGACAACTCAGTACTTATTTGGTTAGGTGATACTATTTGCCGTGACAAGTTAGATTTCAATAGTCCAGGATTTTTAGGAGTATCAAAGATTGAACAAAAATCTAGATGGTGTCTAGTTGATAATGATGGCAAAACTTTCTATGACAAACCTGATAATGATGTACCTACAGATTCTGCACTTATCGGCTTATACTATTTTAACGATAGAAAATGTTTTGATGATTCTATTAAGAAAGGAATGAACCAACCTCAACACAAAGGTGAACATCAAATAGCTGCACTCCTTTCAGAATATCTTACTTATATACCTAAATTTGAGCTATTAAATACAAAGGAATGGTATG